CTGCGCCAGTGGTTGTAGTGCTTGGGGTTAACCCAGTAGTTCCAGCAGAAAAAGAGTTGACCATAGCTGCTGGTGCAGTACTCGCCCAAGTTGTACCGTTAGACGTTAATAAGTTTCCTGAAGTACTTGGGGCAACAGCTAATAAAGCACCAGTTCCATTCCCTATTAACACGCTGTTTAAAGTCAGAGAGGATGACCCAGTACCTCCATCAGCTACAGCTAGGTCAGTAATGCCTGTAATTGTCCCGCCAGTTATTGTGGCAGAGTTAGTGGTCATTGATGTTAAGGTTGCGGTTCCAGCAGAAATAGACACCGCATTAGAATTCTGAACAGCCATGCTGCCAAGACCTAATGATGTCCTGACTGTAGCTCCTGATTCAGCTACCCAGTTGGTCCCGTCCCCAACTATGAAATTGCCATCTGTTTTAGCTAATCCAGATATATCTTGTAGACCGGCATTGTATGCCTGAACGTTTGTGCCTATAGCCAGCCCAAGACTCGTTCTGGCTGCGCTTGCACTCGTTGCGTTGGTCCCGCCAGAAGCAATTGGCAGCGGCGTTCCAATTTCCATAGATGTAAGGTAATTAAGCTGCTCTATTACATTGGTCCCGTCTACATACAGAAGAGCTTTTTTGCCATTAGGAATTGTTATTCCAGTACCGCCTGATGTCTTTACCCTAATGCTCTGACTCCCGGCTGTATCATTGTGGACAACGTAAGTCTTCTCTATGGTCGGGACTATTAAGTCCCTAGTCGCAGTAAGGGTTGTAGACACATCAGTGTCAACGTACAAGAATAGGTTTCTTGCGTCTTGACTAGAGTTTGATTCAGTAAGGGTAATGGTCTTATTTGCATCGCTGGTGTATTCAACTACACCGCGACCAACAATAGCCTGCTCCAAGCCGTTCTCAAGGTTGCTATTGGTTGTGGCTCCCCACTCATTTACCTGATCGCCAGTAGCCATCAGCTCAATTTTTAGACTTGGTGTGTAAGTACTTGCCATGATTTATCCTTTATTATTTGAAACGCGGACCCGTTACCCATCCAACTATCTTGCGTCAAATCCTTTTTTGGTCCACCACCAGATAGGCGGTACAGCCCATGTAAATTTTGTTTCATCAAGCTCACCATTTTCATTAAGCGTGGGGATTATATTCTGCGGCATGTCCCTAAGTTCTTGCAAGTAAGTAAGCAAATCGTCTGGCAACGGCTTACCTGCCGAAAGAAAACGAATTGATTCGGAGTCCATATCTGCTATATATGCGTTCCTTATTTGCCGTAGCCGCGCCATCGCCTTCCCATCATCCGCTAAAAGGCTCATGCTTTGCTCCTTTTAGAAGGTTGGATTGAAGTAGTCATAGAATCCGCAAGCGGGAGAAGTTTGAAAATTGACTGTCATAATAGTATCGTAACTTGAGTTGTTATTACTGCCTTGTAAACTTATGTTTGCGCCTCTTACGCCACCACTATATGTGTTGTAACCACCAAAGCCACGCCCAACCTGTTGCGCGCCACCACCCAAATCAATTACCCATGAGTTACCGTTACTAGGTATTGTTCCCGAGTCCGAGCAGTTATCCCCAACAAAAACAACAAAGTTCTGTCTTGTCCCCGCATCATTTATGTAATACAGCTTGGAGACTCTAGGGTGATGACCTACGGTAGTGCTTACTACAACGTACCGAAAATACCGGTATAGTGGACGTTCTAGCAAAGGGTTCCATACCCCACTTGTGCGGGCAACCTCATATTTTAAGGTTGAGGTGTTGTATCTAATAAGCCCGTTTGAAACTGCGGGTCTTTCTCCTGTAGTGCCTACTGGTAGAAGCAATGATCCTGTTACTGAGCTACCCACGAAACCTGATACCGCAAGACTTGTTGCTGCTGCCACCCCTAAAACTGGAGTTACTAGAGTTGGACTCGTACTTAGTACGTTAGCAACAGTGCCAGTAGACGTAGTTACTCCGGTTCCGCCATTTGCTACGGCAAGCGTTCCCGCAACAGTCACAACCCCGGATGTAGCTCCTGACGGAGTTAGTCCAGTAGTTCCAAAGCCTATTGTAGTTACGCCGCCGCCAGAAGCAGACAATGTTCCCGCAGATAACGACAACCCAGTTCCTACTGTAATTTCTTCTGCTGCCCCTGTTGATGCCGTAGTCCTGCCTAATAGCCTAGCCGTAGCAATTGTAAGACCGTTAGCCGAAGCATATGCACTAGGAGCCACATAGTCTGACGCTGCTGTTGCGGCGCTTACAACGCCGGATACATTGTTGCCCTTCAATATTCCTGTTACTGTTGTTGTTAAGGTTATAGCCGGAGTAGAAGTAGCTGTGGCTACTGTGCCAGCAAAGCCATTGTTTGATACCACTGAGACTGACGTTACTGTGCCGGGAACTGCCGCAGTATTCCCATTTAACTTCTGTATTGCCTGAAGAATAGTATCTGTAGCCGCTACTGTACCTGCCCCTGATGTGTATCCAGTTAAGACCTTACCTATAACCGCTGAGTTGGTTAGTGTGGCTGCGTTACCTACAGAGGTGGCTTCGCCTGTTAGGTTAGCGTTGGTGGTTACGTTACTAGCAGTAAATGCTGTAGCTGTGCCGGTTATGTTAGTTCCTACTAACGCACTTGGAGTGCCTAGATCTGGCGTTACTAGAGCAGGAGACGTTGCTCTTACAAAGACTCCAGTGCCTGTGCCTGTATATTCAGCAGAGGTAGAGTGAAAATACTCAGTAGAAGTTCCGCCCTGTAACCCAGCCAAGTCATTGTGTAGATTAGCCAGAGGTGTATTAACGTGGGTATTCCTATCTTCGCCATTGTAGGTTAGCGATATAGTCCTAGTGGCATCTGAAGTAACAAACCCAAGAATACCCATCTTTGTTGCAGCAGTAACTACAGTTGATGGCTGAGTTGTAATTACACCAAAGTCAGTGTAGTTAGGGGATATAGATGTTATTGTTGGAGTAGTAATTCCAAACAGTTTCTTCCATACAGTGCCAGCTACTGCTGACTCATTGGTGTACCCACTAGGTGTGGTAATAGTTACTACCGTATCAGAGGTTCTAGCGGTTATCTGATACAGACCTTGGGGGGTCTGTAAGTATGATGCAGTTGTATTTGTAGCAGAAGCATCTATCACCGAAGTAGCAAAGGGCGTTCCTGATGATGCTGTAGCTGTGCGGCTTGATCCTGTGCCTGTAGTAGTTACAGTGCCAACAACAAACGGAGTAGCTGTATATATCTGTCTAGTAATGGTTGTAACAGAGCCACCAGCAATGCTATCTACACCCGCCCATATTGTGAAATCATATACCCCAGCATCAAATAGAAGTCTATTCAGCGCAACAGTGATAAAAGCAGAGAAAAGCACAGTATTGCTAACTGCTGTTCCGGTAATGACCTGCTCTGCTGTTGTTACTGGGATGGATGCAAAGGTAAGAATAGCCACATCGTTGTTAGCTCCTGCCGCAGTTATGACTGGAGTGGCGTTATAAAACACAACCCCTGTTCCCGCTGACGCCGAGTTTGGCGCAACATTAACCCAAGCTGTGCCGTTATATCCAAGCAACTCATTAACCAGCGGAGTGTCAATTGATACATCAGATAGATTCTCTAATGGAATAGCTATAGCAGCAGAGCCATCAAAAGACACACCTGCTATGTTCCTTGCTGTAGCTAATACCGTTGCGGCTCCTGCTGTAAGACCTGCTGCAGTGCCAGTTATGTTTGTACCTGTAAAGGCTACTGGAGTACCTAATGCAGTTGCATTACCTGAAGCGTCCAGATTGACTGACTTCTCTGAAGGGTAGGTAACAAATACATCCTTGGTCCCAGCGGCAAATACCAGAGCTGTTGGCTCTGTTGCTGAACTGTTAGATAGAACTGTGGTACGGGTTAATGTAGTACCAGCAGACGTATAGGTTCCAATGCCTACTTCCCACTCATTAGTCCCTTGTCCTGCGATACAGTAGTAGGTGGTATTTCCATCGCCAACTACAGCAAAGGATTGAAAGCCAGAAGCGGCTCCGGCAAGCGTGAATGTGCCATTACCTGCGGTAGTGGATGTCTCTTTTACTCTGTCAGCTAAGATGAGTGCCATATGTCCCTATTATGGTTGAGTTTTTATCACTTGCCAACCACCTGCGTCCGAAGTATTTATTGTACCCCAAGTTGTGCTTTCTGCAGTATTTACTGTACTCCAAGTCGTTGTCGCGGCAGTGTTTAAATTAGCCCACTGAGATGAATCTGCGGTATTTATTGTATTCCAGTCAGTAACCTCAAAGTCATTAATTATCTCCCAGAGCAGTCTTCTCGTAAGAGAATCTGAGGCTTGAGCAAATTCATTAATTAAGGCTATAAAATTAGCCGCAGCAGATGTAGTTGAAGCAGCGCTAATTAGCTCCTGTATGCTTGAATGGAACTCTGCCATGCTTTCAATAGAATCTGAAGCAGAGGCTCCCTCATTAACGAATCCATTCAAGTAGGCTAATGCCTGTACAACCTCCAACCCAGCGGCTGATTCTTGTATAGAACTACCAATACTGTAAATAGAGGCTGCCTGATCTTCTGCTGTGATGCTTTCTTGTATATTGGTTGAGAACTCCTCTATTGAGGAGACTTGGTCTGCCCCCGTAACAGCTTCTTCTATGGCTGCGGCAAAGTCTACGGCTGCATTAACGACCTCAGATCCAGTAACATCTTCAGTAACGGCTACTTGGAAATCTATTAGCGCAGAGGCTTGATCTGTTGCTGTAGCACTCTCTGCTATATAAGCACCAACATCTCCCAGTGCAGACACCGCGTCTATGGCGATTGCCTGCTCATCTATGGCACTATTGATCTCAATTATTGATACAACCTGATCTTCTGCCGTGGAGTTTTCCTGAATTTCTGAACTAAAATCTGCTCCAGCAACTACTTGCTCAAATACCTCTACCTGCTCCGTTATATCCGTTTCAAATGTGGCTACGGCTATCGCAGCGTCAGAAGCGGTGGCTGCCTCTATAACAGCCGAGTTCATCGCAGCTTGTGCTGCTATTGTATCCGTTCCTGTTGCCGACTCTTGAATGTCGCCATTTAACTCTACTAATGAGAAAACCTGATCTTCCGCATCGGCACTTTCCGCTATATCGCAAGCAAATATCTCATCCGCACTAACCTGATCTGCAGCCGTTGCTGACTCATCTGTAGCTACCGCAAAGTCCAAAGCTGCTGCTACAGACTCTAAAACAGAAGCTGACTCATCTACAGCTACTTGGAAGTCTATCAATGCTACTACCTGATCAGAGGCTGCAGCAGACTCAGTAATATCAGAGTTCATCTCAGCCATTGCAAAGACTTCGTCTAATGAAGTTGCTGACTCAGTTATTGCCCCGTTTAAACTTACCGATGAGAAGGTTTGATCTTCTGCGGCAACACTCTCTGCAATGGCTGAGGCAAAGTCTTCACTAGCCGCTACTTGGTCGGATGCTGTGGCTGCTTCTTCAATAGTTACGGCAAAGTCTGCTGTGCTGGAGACCGCATCAGATGCCAATGCTTGTTCTGCTATGTTGTTTTCAAATACAGCTTGGGCGGATACTTGGTCAGCCGCAGTAACTGCCTCCTCAATTGAAGCAAACAAATCTGCGCTAGTAGAAGCCGTATCTGATCCTGTAGCGGCTTCATCAATAGCAGAAGCAAAGTCCAACGTAGAGAATACTTGTTCTGATGCGGTTGCAGCTTCCTGTATTGTTGAGGCAAAGTCTTCGCTGGCTGATACTTGGTCCGCTACCGCCCCGCTCTCATCAACTGTCGTCTCAAATACGGCAAGGGCTTCAACTGTATCAGCCGCAGTAACTGCCTCATTAATGTTATTTTGGAACACAGCAAGGGCAGAGACTTGGTCGCTTGCCGTTGTGGACTCTGCAATACTTCCGGGTAGGCTGCGAGTTGCGTCTACTTGATCCGCGCCTGTGGCGCTCTCTGTAATGGTTGAGGCAAAGTCTTCACTTGAACTTACTTGATCTGCTGCCGTAACGCTCTCATCGACTGCAGTCTCAAATACAGCAAGAGCCTCGACTGTATCGGTCGCAGTAACTGCCTCATTTATATTATTTAAGAATACGGCAATAGAAGAGACTTGGTCGGCAGCCGTTGTTGACTCCGCAATGTCTGAAGCAAATCCAGCAAGAACTGATACTTGGTCAGATGCAGCGGTAGATTCCTGTATTGATCCGGGAAGAGCGCGGAGAGAAGATGCTTGATCCGAAGCTGTAGCAGCCTCATATATCAAAGAACTGAGGGCAGTGGACGCTGTTACTGCATCTGCTGCGGTAGCTGACTCACTTATTGATACAGAAATGCCGGATGATGCCGATGCAATGGAATCTGATGCAGTAGCAGATTCTTCAACAGAGCGACTTATGTCTGTGCTGCCAAAGATTAAATCTTCAGCGGTAGCGGATTCTTGTGCAGAAGATATTAAGGTGACATATGCGGATACAGCATCAGCACAGGTCGTTATTTCTTGAATCTCACGATTCGCAGTAGCGGTATTTGATACTTCATCAGAAGCAGAAGCTGACTCGCTAACTTCAGCGTTGAGAAAAGCCCCTGCTAGTGACGCAAATGGTGCAGCCGCGAATGGTGAGATTCCAAACACATTACGCTTCGGTCAAAACAGCTTCTGGAAACCAACGGTTTTGTGAAACGCCATCAGCATCAGTCCACTCTACATGGTAGAAGAAGTCGCCATCTTCTGTCATGCGAAGCGCCTGTACTGGACCTTGAGGGACGGTTGCTTGAACTTTTACGTTCTGACCTTTGGTAAATTTCGTTGCCATTTTTATATCTCCTTATGCAGCGTCAAGGCTGAATGTGTAAGTAACATTCAGTGTATCACCAGCAACAACAGCGCGATCACCGGGGGACTGGAAGTCAGAAGCTGAGAACAGAATACCTCCTGTGCCAGTAGCCGCATCGGTAAGAAATGCGCCAGCAACAGTGCCGCCGGGAGCTGTAATAACAAACGCATTTGGTGCGGCTGAGTTATCAATAACTGAAGGATCAGCAAGAGTTGCGGCACCAAAAGTCACGGCTTTACGGTTACCCGTGTAGTCTGTGTACTCAGTCCAGCCCGCATGCGAAGCCAAGGTATCGCCAGCAGCAATCGTTGTGCCTGAACCGGGACCGGTAATCAGACCTAGATACCAAGCTGCGCTGTATGTTACGCCAGAGAAGAACGTGTCATTCATGTACTGAAGACCTTCGTTAACAACTAGATTTGGGTTCTTTTCTTCCCATTTCAGTTTGCCATCCTTGTCGATACATTGGATCGTGAATACGCCAGCACCACCAACGGAAGAAACTGATGCTCCGCTTAGTAGAACGCTTGCGCCTACTTTATCTACAGAAACTGCTTTATTTGAGATCATTTAAAACTCCTTTAAGAAAGTCTAATAATTGCTGAAGTATTGGAAGCGGCTGGAAACTCTACTTGGAATACTGTAGTTGAGATCTTGTCCGAACCAAAGTCTAAAACACAAACCGCTGCACCACCAACCTTATAAATAAGCGCTCCACGAGCGGTCAATGCACTTGTCCACGAGGTATTAGTAAAGGTGATAAATGCGGTCCCGTCCAGTATGCCCAAGGTTGGAGACAGAACATTGCCACCGGCAGTGTACCCAGTTGCCACAACCTCACCAACGGTTGTATAGGCAGCGGTATCCTGATCAAGAGTTGATGCATTGGTATACAGCGCTATCTTGAATACGTTTGTTGTGCCAACACCAAAGTCAAAGTTCCCATCGAGAACCCCTACTTTGAATACGTCACATGTAAAGTTTCCAGTAAATGGCATTATTTAACCGGTATCCGTACTTGCCCAGACCTGTAAGCATCCTGTCTTTCCATTCCATCACCCAGACGTTTAGCTAGTGCCAATGCTTCATTATATCGAGAAACGTAATTTTCCATAACGTCTTTGTCTGACTTCATGAACGCTGCTGCTTCTAGCATCGCGCCATAAAGCAAGACACTGTAAAAGTTATCCCCAAGCCATGTTGTACCTGCTGTAACGATTGACTCAGGGTAGTAATAGTAATGAAGCTCTACGTCATATGCCAAATCAGGGGTTGGTCCAAGAATGAATGACAGTTCATTCGTTATGATAGGCGATGCATCGTTAGTGGTTGTTGGTCCAAACAGGGCATAGTATTGCGGCTTTCCCGTATCTGTCTTGATAGGGTAGGCAGCCCGTATGAAGTTAACATCCTTGTTAAGCAAGAAATCATACGCATCAGTGACTGTGTCTATAACAGCCATTGAGTAAACTGCCAGAAAATCTCCGGGCGCTGACAGATATTGATTATTAGCGGTTAATATCCCAGTGACGTTCTTCCGTATGGAAGGGAACTGAACACTGTTATATATCCGCTGCTCCGCCTGATCAATAAACGTATTGATCTGTTGGGCAGACGTAAAGCTACTGACTGTTTGTGGGAACTCATTCTCACAATATGCCTTAATCGTCTGCGATAGCGCCGTGTAATCCATTAGCCCATCTTCTTCGAGTGACCAGTGCCTTTAGTAGCGGCTCCAGTACCACGGGTCTTCATGGTCTGTGTGTTAGGGATATTGTTTGGATATCCATTATTACCCAGATCCTCTTTTGACAGCCCAGTAATAGGCTTTGGCTGACTAGGGTTAACGCTAGATGCTTTTTCTGGAATAGCCATTATTTGCTCCCAGAGTTCTTGTACTTGAACGAAGAGACCTTTTGATTAGCAACCTTAGCCAATCCACGACCCAACTCTTTCATTTGCAGGTTGGTCTTTCCGCCTTTGCTAAATTTCTTAACTGAGTTTCCTGCCGAAGGCTTACCGGCTGCGATTATAATCTTCATATTAACTCCTAAGTTGTGACTACTGTTACTGTTCCTAGCTGGAATGATAAAGCTAGGTAATTTGGTGTTAGCCCCACATCGCTTGCTCTAGAACCTCCAACAGGAGCATAGCCCCACTGGATAATTCTACTTCCGCCTTCAGGATAGCCGTTTTCATCAACAGACGTTCCTGACCCATTAACCAATTGTAACCCGCTATTACCAGACTGCAAATAGCTTAAATCCTTTCTAGGATTCCTTACAGCCTGCGGATCGTCAATTGGATACATCCCCAGTTGTAACTGAGGCTGATCCGGTTCCCAGCATTCAGGACAAACAATTATATTAACTTGCTTTGTCTTGATGATCAAAGCCTTTAGCTGTGTTAGCTTGAACCTAAATCCGCATCGATCACACTCTGCAATCGAGTTCTTGGCGGACGCAAACCTATTACCCACAAATATAAGCCCTGCGAGGGACAAATCTCACTG